GGCGAGGTGGTCCCAGAATGCGGTCATGCGGCGTACGTCGGCCAGCAGGTAGTCCGGGCAGTCTTCACCGAACACCCGCTTCTCCTTCTCATTGCGCTGGCGGAAGTGCTCTGCCCGCTCCTCGCTGCTCATGTGCAGCCAGCCCACGATATCGACCTCGGCCGGCCACGGCGGCAGAGGCCCTCTGTGGTTCCAGGTGGTGTCCTGCGTGTTCTCAGTCATGTGCGTCTCCCCTCTACGAGTCCGGGTAGTCCTCAACGTCGATTCGCTCCATCACCGGCGCGCGGCCCCTGCTATAGTCGTCGCCGGCCTTCGGCCCGCCGGTTCGCTCGCAGCGGTTCGTCCAGTCCCGGAGCAGGGTCCCAAGGCGGTAGCGGCGCGCTGGAGATAGCGCATCGATATCGGCCTGCCGCAGCCCTTCAAGCAGGGCGACCAGCCTGGCGGTGCGCGTGCTGTCAGGAGTCAATGTAGTCCTCCGTCTCGATACTCTCGAATCGAACGGCAGGCTGCGGGTCGAGGTCCTTGTACCTGGAGATCGCGTCGATCAGGTCGTCACGCGGTGAGAACGGGAAGAGCGCGAATTCCTCGAAGAACACACGAGTGAGATCGTAGATGTTCCCGTCCTCGTCCCTGCACATGATCGGCTCGACCGGCCGCCAGCGTTCGCCGGCGCTATTGGCCCGGCGCTCGCGCTCATGCGGGCCGGGGTCGGGCCGGTAGTGGATCTCGTCGGAGCCCTCCACCAGATGCCAGCGCGCGTGGAGCTCGGCGTTGCCCTTGCTCGGGTGCCACACCCGGCCGGGCACGAAGAACTCGCCGTTGCGGAAGTCGGGCTCCAGGCGACCGACACGCGCTTTCTTGGACTGGCCGCCGGGGCGCTCGCCGGTCCAGTTCACCTCCTCGACCTGGAAGGAATAGCCCTCGATGCGCATGCGTTCTTCGAAATACTCGATGTCGGCCTGCAGGCCGTACCTCTCCCAGCCCACCTTCACGAGCTGGACACCCGGCATCTTGCTCCACCGCTTGTGCAGGTCGCGCAGCCGCTCCCAGCGCTCCGACAGCGGCATGCGATGGCAGTAGCCATCCAGGAGGTGCTTGTTCTCTCGGTCGTCGATGCCGATGACGGCGATTGCCGTTCTGTCGGAGGTGCTGTTCCGGCCCTGCGAGGGGTCGCCGAGGATGTAGACGCTCATCATGACGGGCCGCACCCAGTAGGGGATCAGCCACCTGGTGGTGAACGTGTTCTCCTCGCCGGCGAGCGGGTTCTGCAGGTACTGCGCGGCCACACTTGATCGCTGTTGGCGCTTGATCTCCTCCCACCGCGCTTGGGACAGGAATACAGGCTTTCCGGTGAGGCGCCCGTCCTCGGTCGCGGGATGGATGCGCGGCGTCGCGATCTCGTTCTCCAGGATGTAGGCATACGTATCTCCGAAATGGTATCGGGTGCCGATAAACCATTTCCGCGTACCCTCCGCCTCGCCAAGGCTGAACGAGAGCTCCGTGCGCTCGGTCGCCTTCTTGACTTGCTCCGGGTTGGTGACGTTCGCCTCGTTGATCACGTCGTCGTAGACCAGCAGGGGAAAGTGCTTGCCCGTCGGCATGGCATCCACCACGCCGTGACCCTCGACCGTCGCCTCCCGCGGGTTGCCCTTCCGCTTGAGCGTGATGCCGTCGCCTACTGACCAGGTGCGGGCCTGCTTGCGCTCCTTCGCGTCCCGCCATAGCACGTCCGGGTAGAGCGCTATCAGCTTCGCATTGTCTTCGAACTCCGTTTTGATCTGATCGACGAAGCGATGCGCGAGCTCCTTGGTGTTGGAGAAGATGGCGACACGGGTCTCAGGGTCGCACAGCACCTCCTGGATCACGCCGGCGAAGGTGATGACCGACGATTTCCCGTGGGCTCTCGCCCACAGGTCGATGTACCCGTCGGGGGCCTTCTCCACCTCACGGCAACGCTGGTAGATCCAGGGGTGGCTCATGTCCGGCCGGTTGCACAGGACCGTGAGCAGGTAGAAGCGGTCGTTGCAGCCGAGCAGGGCCAGCTCGGCGGGCGACATGTGCGGGACCACGCCCTCGTAGATCTCCAGCGCCACCTCGAAGGGCGCGTCGCGCAGATCGCGGATGACCTTGAGGATCTCCGGGTCTGCCCCGTCCGCGTAGCGCGCGCCGCGCAGTGGCCGCTCCGCCTCCACCTCAGTGCTCCGCCGCGCCCTTGCCGTTGTGGCTCGTCGCCGGCAGCGCCTTCGCCGCCCGCTCGGCCTCCATGCGCTTCTCGTACTCTATGGCGGCCTCGCGGACGCGCCGGATTGCCGCGCGCATTACCTCGCGGCCGGGGTCCTGGGGCCTGGGCGTGATGTCCGCAACCGTTACGTCGTGCTGGTCGCGGATCAAGCCCAGGAGCCGCGCCACCTTCTCGATGGCGGCCAGCTTGTCGTGCAGTTCCACCCGCAGGCTGCCGTCCTTGCCCCGGACGATCTTGGCGATCATGGCGGCCGCGGCGTCGTCGAGGTCCTCGCGCACCACGATGTCCTGCACGACCACGATCTCGCCGGTCACCGGGTCCTTGAGGGGGACGGCGGCGCCCCAGGTCACCACCTTGCGGATGTCGGCCTCGATGATCGGCCGCAGCTTCTGCACCAGGTAGTCGGTCGTGATCTCGTGGCGCCTGCGCAGTTCGGCGCGGATTGCCTCGATCCTCGCTGTAACCTCGCTGCTCTTCAGGAGTACGTAGGCATTGTTGTGGATCGTCTCCGGCTTGGTGTCTGGTGACACGTCATGGGAGAGGCGATAGGCCTCGGAAGCATTGGATTTCTCGACGTAAAGCTCGCAGAACCGCTCCTGCTTGGGCGTGAGCCCAGAGGCTCCAATCGGCTCCGGTGAGGGCAGGGACTCCCGTGACTCCTTAGACTCCCCCCGTCGCAGCTCCTCGATCCGCGCCTTGATGGCCGGCTTCCGCGCCAGCTTCTTGGCGTTGGCGTTGATGGTGCTGGTCGCCATCTTCGAGCACTCTCGCGAGGCCCTGTAGGCGTCGGAGAGCTTTGCGCCGCCGGCCACGGCCTGGGCGAACGCCTCCTCCTTGGCGGTGAGCGTGCTCACTGATCCGCCTCCCGGTTGCATGTCGGAGAACAGGCTTTAGGCTGCGCACTCCGTCGGTGCAGCACCTGTGCCCGTGGGCGCTTCACGTCGGCGAGCCTGGCGATGGCTGCGAGGGCCGTCTTGAGCGCCGTCCCCGCCGGCGGGACCTCGGTCGGCGGCGCTTGGTCGTCGGCGGTTTGGTCGGATGTGGCCTCGGAACCGTCCATCATAGCTTGAGCCCCTTCACAGCACTGTCTCTCCGGTCCTCGGCTATGCGCACGTAGTCCAGCAGGATCTCCGTGGTCTTGTGCCTGGAGCGGGCTTTCACCTTGTCGAGCGAGACACCGCGAGCGGTGGTCTCGGACACCATGCCGGCCCTCATCGAGTGACCGCTGTAACGGTCGGCCTCCAGGTACGCCTCGCCGGGTTTCATGCCGCGCGCCAGGAACAGCTGCTTCATGCGCCGCCGGATCATGGCGCAGATCGCTGGCGCCTTGAGGCGGGTGGGGGAGACCCGCTGCCAGCGATCGACGCCGCGGAAGAGCGGTGTGCCCGGCTCGAGCTTGGCGTGGGCCAGCCAGGCCTCGAGCCACTTGCGCAAGCTGGGCGCGTCGGCGTTGCGGATCGTGAAGGTGTGGGGTTTCTTGCTGGTCTTGGACTTCAGCAAGACGACCTCGTAGCCGCCGCGGACGGGGCGCATGTACCCCCGCCGGCCGTTGCTCGCAGGGCCGTCACGCAGCCAGTCGAGGGTCGTGCATTCGGCTTGGCGCCCCCCTATCATGAGGCCGGTGATGCAGGCCACAGCATCCCTGCAGTCGGCCGGCCGCTTGATGTCGCAGGCCTTCAAGAGCGCCTTGGCATCGGCGGCCCGCAAGGGCGCCGCCTTCCGAGGGGGTGACGCGGTGGCGGCGTCCTCGCGGGCCGCCTTGAGGACCTTCCGCAGTGCGCGCCGGTTGATCGGCATCTCGCGCTCGTCGTGCGCGATCGAGACGGCAGTCACGTAGCAGTCGATCGTTGTGGCGCTGTACTCCTCGGCGACCATCCAGATGATCCACCGTTTCAGTGCCTCGGTCTCGGCGGGGAAGACGGCCAAGTCGCGCTGGGAGGCATAGGCTTTCCAGTTCGTGACGCCGGAGTCGTAGCTCAACCAGCTGGCATCGCTGACCGCGCCGGCCTCGTAGATGTCGGCTTTGGGGCCGCACACCCGGCGGAAGGCTCGTCCGACCCTTGACTCTTCGGTGATCATGGTGGCGGTGTTTAAGACTTAGATATTGTGGTTGAGCGACGCACCACTTATGCCCGTTTCGTCTGGCTTTCTGCGCTGTCCGCCCCCTCGCCGATCTGCTCGGCCTGATTGGGCTCGGTGCCGCGCTTGAGGTTAGGCGCATATCCCCGGCCGGCGTCGATGAGGGTGAGCCGCATCGGTGTGCCGTCAGGCGTGTCGACCTCGATGTGCCTGGCTATGAGCCCAGCCGCTGCGATGTGGCGGAGCGCGCCCGCCAGACGGGCGCTTGTCGTGTTGGTCATGGTGATGGTCCAGCGCTTCGAGCCCTGCCTGCGCAGGCTCGACGAGCCCCCTGGGGGGCTTTCTCGACGGGAGGGCGAGCCCGGTGTGGGCTCCATGATCCGCCAGGGGCACTGTCGCCGGTGGGGTTTCCGGGCTCGGCTGCGCCTAGCTCGCCACGGTGGACCGGGTTGGGTTTCCCGGGTCGGTCGCCGCGTTGGTGTTCCGCGGCGACGCGCACGCTGTAGCGAATCGATTCATAGCACGATTATCCGACTTTAAGTAGTCCGACTCGTTAGGGGATGTCTGACATCACCTCCGCAACCGTCCCCATCACCAGTCCGTAATGCCCGCTTCCGCCTTGGCGGCGAACCACCGCTGCACGGCGCGGCCGGCGTCGTCGTAGTCCTGCAGCTTGACGATGGCGCCCGTCAGCCTGGCGATCGCCATGGCGTGCTCCTCGTCGAGGAGGATGGTCGAGCCGAGCACCAGCCCAGCGGCGCGCAGCAGCACCTCGGGATCGTCGTAGCCGCAGGCGTACCCCTCCAAGGCGGCGTCGAAGTCGATCGCGCCCTGGGTCTCGCGCTGGGAGGGGTGGTGGGTCGCGGTCATCTAGGCAGGCCCCTGGGGAGCATTGGCCTGGGCGCCGATGGCCTGCAGGAGGCGCTGCTTGAACGCCCGCATCGCCGGCGTGTCGAAGGGCGAGGCGGGCATTACCATCCGCGCACCTCCGCGGTGGCACCCCCCAGGGCGGCGTGCGGGCCAGGCGCTGCGGGGCCTGGTGGCCCCTGACTGCTGCGTCGCCGCCGACGGCGAGGCTCTCCGGCCTGCCGCTGTGGGGCCTCGCCTACCGCGGCCCCCGAGCGGCATGTCCTGCGCAGATCGGCCTCCATGTTGCGCTGACCTCGCCTCTTGTCGCTTGGGCTGTTCGGCAGCACGTACCGCAGTGCTCGGCCGTCCGCCGTCGTGCCGACCAGATGCGGGTGCTTCCCGCGCTGCTCGATCCGGGCATCGATGATGCCGAGATTGCGTGCGAAGGCGAGGATGTCACGGAGGTGTGGGCGTAGGCTCATGGCGTGGCGGGCCCCTCCTCGTTGGTGAGGGCCCGGCGTGCCTTCCCAAGGGCTGTCGCAGATGCCGCCGAAGCATCGCCCACTTCGGCAAAGCCGGACACGGCCTGCACTTTGGCGATGTCGATCACCCGCCCCCCTTTCAATTCGCCCGCTAAGGAGGCGATCCCCTCAGCTGCTCGGCGGAGTTCGGCGGCCGTGACATCATCTGCGCACGCTGGACAGAGCCAGAATCGTGGCACGGCGCTCTCGCCGTCAGGATCGCAAGGGTCGGCATACAAAGGCCGCATGTGGTCCCTGTCGCCGACTTCATCGCAGCGAATGCAACCTGGGCGTTCCATTGGTCGATCTCCCCTCACGTTGCAGATAGTCCGCTAATTCGCGGTATGGGCTCTACATCTTCCGATTGCA